GGCCGGAGTCACCATCCGGGATCGAGCTCCCGTTGACACTGCCGAAGGTCGTGTTGTTGCGGTCGTCCTCCGTCGCACGGCGCGTGGCTTCATCGCTGTCCGTGGGCGGGGCGGCAAAACCATCGGGGTCACCAGGCTCATGACCCTTGGGATCGGGCAGGCCCTTCACCTCTTCCTTGCGAGCCTCTGCGGGACCTTCATCGGGGTTGCCGGTGGTGGACTCGCCCGGAACGGCGTTCACAGCAGTGTTGGCCAGATCATCAGCAGTAGCGCGAGGATCAGTGCCAGTGCCCTTGCCGTGCTCGAAGCCAGCGCCCGTGCCGTTTTTCCCGGCATCGGCCTTCTCGACCTCTTCCTCAGCAACCTCGACCGGAGCCTCATCCCCGAGGGGAAACTTCGACTCGGACTTGGCGAGCTCGAACTCCATCTTGAACGCCTGCATGGGGACGTTCTTCAGGAGCATGGTCATATAGCCCTTGAAGTCGTCGATCGCCTGACCGATCTGGTTCGACGCATCTTCAGGGGAGGCCGCCTTGTAGAGGATGTTGGCGATGGTGGTCGCCAGGGCGTCCTTGGCAACGCAGATGGACGGGTAAACACCCTCGGTAGCCATGACGACATTGAAGTCCGTGGAGCCGTAGGAGAAGTCGTCGAACAGCTTCTTCACATGGGTGATGACCAGGCCGACCTCATCGGACACCTTCAGCACGACGGTACTCTTCGCCTTGTCGGCATCGGCCTTCGCAACCGTGATGCAGTCGCCCGTCTCATTCTTGACGAACTGCTTCGGATCGAGACCGACAGACTTGAAGATTGCCGCAATCTTGTTCAGGTCAGCACCCTTGGCAATTACGGCTGCAACGATCTCGGGCTTGGGGTCGGCCTTATGGAAAAACCGGCGACCAATCTTGTGCAGGTCCAGCATTTCATCGTCCTCTTTCGTGATCCGAAACGGGATGCGATTGGCTCCCCGCTTGACCAGCGATACGAAGTTCACGTCCGTGTCGATCAGCTCATTGGCCTTAATGCGCAGCTTGGGCATAGAGCACTCCTTCAACGAACGAGAACCGGTGAGCGTGGCCGTTGTCTTCTTCCGTGACCGTCCCGCGCAAAATGCGGTGCCTGGACCCATCTGGCCCGACATCGGTCCATCCGCCGAGGAAGTTTCCCTCCTCGTCGTATTTCACGAAGAACCTATGCTTGTGGCCATTTGCTTCATCGGTTTCCCCCTCGATGATCGGTGGAATTTCGAGTTCGATGAAATTCTCGACCCGGAAACCAACCCCATCGAAGGAGAACCCGTTGAGCTCACCCGATTTTACGAGAGCCCACACATCATCGGTGCATTTCACGCCGATAACCCATGAGCCTGGAATGAAAATCGGGTCGTCGTCCCGTGCAATGAAGCTCTCGACAACGTAGCAGCCGGACTCTTCCTGATTGTGGTTCAGGTCGATCTTGTTGACGAAGCCCTTCCGCATGAACTCGTACGCCATCTGCTTGATGGACTCTCGAGTCATGAAATCTCCCTGGCTGTCAGGGAAACCCGGAGCATAGACCTCGCCAAATACGAGCTGCTCTTCCTCGTCGGTCTTCCGGATCGCGACGGTGTGGTTGTCGTCGGAGACAGCGGGCGACGAAAAGCCCGAAAGGCCAAAGCCTTCCGTCTCTTCTCCGAAACCTGTCGCTTCCTTGAACAACGCTTCGCCTCGATCTCTGCGCACGGTTAACGTGGCGCAGAATACTCACGCGCACGCGCGTCTCAACGAGAATTTGCAATTAATTGCACGTCTCGGACTAGGAAATGATCCAGAGACACTGAAGGACTGAATGTCTCTGGGTCACGTCTCTCAGGGGGACGAAACGAGCCCGCCCAGAGGGATTTCCTCCGTTACGGTTCCTACAAGCGCCAGAACACCTCGGCACCCCGGATGGTAAGGCGGAGAACCATAGCCCTCAGCCTGCATCTCCTCGAGGCTCATGGCATTGAGCTTGGCGAGACCTGCCTTGGACTGATTCGGCCATGGAGCAAGGCTCTTCAGCTGCTGCGGGTCCTGGGTTCCCAGGGCCTGCATCACCCTCCCGTATTCCTTCTGCACGTAGAACGTCTTGCCGTGCATGTACTGGCATACCGGGCAGGTCTTCTCGTCGAGCACCTCGTTGATCTGGTACGTCTCGATCTTCTTGTTGATCGCCTCGGCCAGGAACCCAAGCGTGACCAGGCGGCTCGTCGTGAGGTTCGCCGCAATGTCGATGGCCATGCGCCCTGTGCCCATGACGGCTTGATTGAGGCGTTCGGCCATATCGTCATCCTTGCGGACCTTCTTTTTCTTGCGGGGACCGGCCTGCTCTGGGTTCTGCATCCCAGCCTCCTCCAGGTCCTCCGAGGACATGTCGTACTTGCGCAGCTCCTCCCGGCGAATGGCCTTATGCAGTTCCTGGCGCACCATCTCAGCCCCATGGAACTCAACCATGTCCGTCATCTGATCCAGGGCCAGCTGGATCGAGTACGGGAGCGACTGCTCGCGCTTGACGTACGAGGTGGCTTGGAGGCTTCCCGTCACGTTGTGTGCCCCGAACAGAAAGGAGCTGACGGCCAGCTCCTCCAGACGCTTCCGGTGCCGCTCCACCACCCCGAACATGGAGAGCTTGTTGGCAATGTCGTGGGCGTCGTCCCACTTGCGTGCCGCAAGCAACGGCCCGACCTGGCTCACGATGCGCCGCGCAACATGGTCCCATGCGGCATGCATGGTCGAGGCGACCGATTTCTCCAGAGCGAGGAACGCCTGCAGTTTCAGCATGGCTCCCCCGCCTAGTGATGGTGCTGATGCTCTGACTGCATGACTGCGATCGTGCAGCTCATCAATTCCCCAAGCCCCTCGAGGTCATAGGACGGGTCGATGAACTGCAGGCTCGCGCAAGCCTTCTGGAACTCCTTCCTGCCACGCTCGTCTAGTGATGCAATTAACTTCACATGCTTGGCCAGCTCGGAGAAATCCCTGCCCCTCAGAGCTGCCAACGTGTCGTGAGCGAGTGCAAGAACTCCTAACGGCGCGGCCTTCTGGGTCGAAGACGGTTTAGGAGCCTCGACCGGCGTTCCATTGTCACCGTTCAGGGTTCCGGTCCTATTGTCCAGCGTGTTGACGTGGACGATGTTGCCTTCCTCATCGACCGTCATGGACGCATCAAAGGTGACCGGCTCTTCCGAGTACCGGATGCGCGTCTTGGCAACCTCGTTGATCTCGCGGATTATGTCGGAAGGCATCACGTGGCTGGTGTTCATGGCAAGCTCGATGCCCTGCATCTTGAGCGATGCATCCTCGATCACCAGCGGCTTCGACTTCATCCGATAGCCGTAGTAGCCCATGGCCGTGAGCAGCTTCATCGAGATAACCTCGTCGAACTCGTCGCGCTCCGGCTTGAAGACCTGGGCCTCGGCCACATTGTACGAGACATAAGCAGTCGCGAAGGCGTAATCCGCGGCCTGACCGACGAAAATGGGCGGCAGACGGAAGGCGCGACGGATGCGCTGCTCGCACTTGTCGTCGTACTTCTCGAACATGCTGTCGTTCTGGCGCTCGCTGCCGAACCTCTCCACCGTGACCTTGGCCTGCAGCGGATGGTCCATCGAGCCACCGGTCGGCTCCACTTCGAGAACCTGAACTCGGTTCTTCGATAAGGCGCTTCCCAGGCTCATCTTCTGCTCAAGAGCCTGGCGCGTCTTGTCCTGCAGCGAGCCACCCTGAAGGATGATTAGCACCGGCGGGACACCGCCATTGTCGAAGAACTCCAGATTGAACTCCTCGGCCCTACGAGAGCCCAGAATCGAAGGCAGCTGGTTGATCCAGCGCGGCACTCCGTAAGGCGTCTTGGAGTCCGGCAAGCAGGTGAAGTGGATGATCTCGGTCGCCCGCTGGTTCGCTGGCAGCCTCTGTCCGGTCTGTGCCCAGACTCCCGTGTTCTTGTTCAGGTCACGCTGCACGCCGAAGTCCTTGAAGTAGACCAGCGTGACGCCGTTCAGGAGCTGGACGTACCGGCGCTGGCGCTCCATGACGGTAATGCGGACATCGCGTCCGTTTCGGCGCATGACCTTCTCGACCGGTACCGGGTCGTCCAGCTTCAGAAGCCGCATCATCTTGGCGTCCACATGCCGGAGGAAGACGATCTGGTCCTGGGCGTTGCGCAGCACTTCGAGATAGGCGTTGCCCGTGCGCTCGTAGTCCCGACGCAGCTTCTGCCGTACGGTCATGAACGACTCGCCCGGCCACGGCTCAGCGAAGAACTGCCTGAGCTGCTCGATCTTCTCGTCTACGCTGTCATCGCCTTCCTCGGCGTCCGCGCGGATGAAGTCGTAGCCAGTGCCGTCGATGTTCGTCACCATGGCCTCGATGCAGGGAGACAAGGCATTGTTCTCCTGCGCAAGGCGATCGAGGATGCTAAGGTTGTAGGGCGGCTCCAGGACGCCAATGTCTCGGCTCGCACCGACATACAGGTCCTGGTATTCGTCCTCGGGCTGAAATGCGTTG